CGGCCGCCCCGTACACCACATATGCGCAGGCGGCCGATATTACTGTTGCAACCCGCAACACCTCCAACTCGTCACACCTGAACAGAACCAGGCCGAGATGCTCGGCCGCACCGCATACCAAACCCGCATACGGCTACTCGAGAATCAGCTATTAGCCCTCGGGGAAACGCTGGAACGGTTCCACTTCTTCAACCCGCCACCCGACCCGACAACCGACCCGACAACCGACCCGACAACCACCCCCAAACCACCCCCCAAAAAGGCCCCCTAACCGGTGCCAAAACACCCCCCCCCAGGGGGGGTATAAGTAGACTATTTGACCCCCCCCAGCCTGGGGACCCCGTACCACCGTCTTCTCACGCGACCTAGGTGGGCAATACGGGGCTTGTGGGGGCCGTCGGTGCCGGTGGGGCGTCGCCGGGGGGTCGGCGTTGGGGCCACTGTTGCCCCATGCCGTGGGGGCCGTTAGGGGCGATCGTGGGGCGTCTAATGTTTTGGGTGTCGGGGGCGCCAACCCGGTCGGCTACCCTTACGGCACACAACCCACTGGAGACATGATGAGTAGAGCGAAACCGCCGGCCGAAAGAACCGGGAACGAATGGCGCAAAAAGTTAGTGGCACCAGGTAACGACGCGTTTGTCACACCGCACCCGCCCGCAAGCGTTAACAACATCGCCCGGTGGGAATCCATCTGGGCGCTAGGCGGACCCACCGGCGTCTATAACGTCCGGGCCGACTATGAGATCGTCGCCCGGTATTGCGAATACGTGGAACGCCGGGCGACCATGACCGCAATCCTCGACGAGGAAGGCTGGACCATAGAGGGCAATAACGGGTCGATATGGCCGCACCCCATGGCCCGGTTTGTGTCTGATGTCGAAAAGAAACTCGGCCCGATCGAGGACCGCCTCGGCCTAAATCCACAGGCCAGAAACACAATCGCGATCGGCCAGGTCGCCATGCAGTCGGCGCTCGAAGATTGGCTCGACGGGTGACGGCGGCGGTGGTTACGACCCGCCCGGCGATGTCGGAGGCCGACCGGGTCATCGACTTTATCGAACGGTTTCTGACGCTGGGCCAAAGTTTTTTGGGTCAACCGTTCGACCTCCTCCCGTTCCAACGTGAATTGATAGAGGACATCTACGCCGAGGACGGGGACACCGGCCGCCGGTTGCGCCGAACGTACCTTCTCGGGTTGCCACGCAAGAATGGCAAATCGCAACTAGGGGCGGCGCTAGCCCTTTACCATTTGATCGGCGACCGGCACGATGACGCCCCACAAGTTTATTCGGCGGCCGGTGATAGGGCCCAGGCGAAGCTGGTGTTTAATGAGGCGCGCCGCATGATCGAGATGAGCCCGGCCTTGTCGACCGTGGCGCAAGTGTTCAGGAACGAAATCAGGTGCACCCATAACCGGGGCGTATACCGGACGGTGTCCAGCGACGCCGGTTTACAACAGGGACTGAACCCTAGTTTCTGCGTTTTTGATGAGTTGCACATATTCAAGAATTCGGATTTGTATGACGCGATGACTATGGGGTCGGCGCAACGTAACAACCCGTTAACGCTTGTTATATCGACGGCGGGGTATGACCTGGACACACCGCTTGGCCGCCTATATGAGCACGGCCTTCGTGTTGACGGTCACCGCCTCAACGGGGTGGAGATGCCCGGCGAGTTGGCCGACCCGTCTTTCGGCATGACATGGTACGGGCCGACTCAGTCGGAGATGACCGGCGGCGGGTGGGACCATCACGACCCGGATTTGTGGAATAGATACAATCCGGCCTGGCCGGTCATGCCGAACCCGATAGACGAGTTCACCACCCAACTAAACCAAAAACATGAATCGTCGTTCATCCGGTTTTTTATGAACGGTTGGACGACGTCGGCGACCGGCTTCCTACCGTTGGGGGCGTGGGATGCGATCGGCCCCGACGGGGCCGCCGAGTCGGGCGCCCCGCCAGTCCGACCACTCGAGGCGGGCGACACCGTTTGTCTAGGATTCGACGGCGCCTGGAAAGGCGATTCCACTGCGCTCGTCGCCGTGCGAACCGGCGACTTACACATGACCGTGCTCGGCCATTGGGAGGCGCCGGCCAACGACCCCGACTGGAGGACTCCGGCGCCCGAGGTGGAGGCGGCAGTTTTGGAAGCGTGCGAACTGTATCGGGTCGTGGAGATGGCGGCCGACCCGTACCGGTTCGAGCAATCACTTCTGAAACTCCAAGAAGAACACGGTGTGCCGATCCTCGAATTTCCGACAAATAGCCGGGCCCGCATGTGCCCCGCCACCTCCGGGTTCTATCAAGGCGTCATGGATGGCGAGTTCAGCCACGACGGCAACCTGGCCCTCGCCCGCCATTTGTCGAACGCCGTTGTTCGTGAAACGCCGGTCGGGGCGCTAATCACAAAGGAAGCCCGAGCGTCCCGTCGCCATATAGACTTAGCCATCGCCGCCATCGTCGCTTTATCACGGGCTAGGTTGTGGCGTGGCGACCGTCCACAATTAGACGACTCACCACTTCTGTTCCTATAAATCGGGGCCATACGTTGCAAATCACATTGTTAATAATTGGGGCGGCCATGATGGTCGGAGCCCTCGCCATGGTATGGGCACCCGCCGCCATCTTCGCCGTCGGCGCCTTAGTCGTCCGGGCGGGAATCGAAACACGAGAAGGCCCAGATGTCGAGAGTTCGTAACACGATAAGGGCGACGCTAACGCCACCAGGCGGCGACGCTAGAAATCTGACTTTCCAGGCGATGTTTGAACAGGGCCTCGACCTGACGATGACCCGCCGGAAGGCGGGCGTTAATGTCACGACGACGACGGCGTCGCAACTGTCGGCGGTGTATGCGTGCTGGAGAATCATTAGCGAGGCAATCGGCACGATGCCCCGGGCGGCCGAATACGAGATGGAGGGCCGATGGTTACCGGCCGACAAACAACCGGGCTGGTTGGACACCCCGAACGAAACCGACACCTGGGTGGAGATGCTCGGCCAGACCATGGTTTCCCTTTTGGCCGGCGGCGACGCCTATAACATGATTGTGTGGGGCGGCGACGGCGGCGGCATAAAAGAAATAATTGTGCTTGCCCCGTCAACGTGCCGCCGGGTGTCTGACACGACCGTGACGGTGACCCCGACCGATGGCGGCCAGCCCCGTGACTATCGGGTCATGACCTCAAACTCGAGCGGTAGTCGCCCCGTCGAAATTCTTCACCTTCGTGGCATGGGCCAGCCGGGCGCCCGAACGGGCATGTCGCCGATTGAGGCGTGCGCGGAAACGTTGGGTGTAGCCCTCGCCGCCCAGCGCTACGGGGCATCATTTTTTGCTAACGATGGCACGCCGGGCGGGGTGCTCGAGGTGCCACCAGAAACGGACCTTTCTGAGACGGGCCGCAAGGCGCTTCGGGAAAGTTGGTCCGAGTTGCATGGCGGCCCGGACCGCGCAAAAAGAATTGCGGTTTTGACGAGGGGCGTGAAATTCAAGGCGCTCCAGGTCAGTCCGAACGAGGCCCAATTTTTGGAGACCCGCAAATTCGGGGTTCAAGAGATAGCGCGCATTTATGGCACCCCGCCGCACCTAATCGGCGACACCACAAATTCGACCGGCTGGGGCACTGGAATGAGCGAACAGAATTCCGCCTTTGTGACGCATACTTTACGACCTTGGCTCGAGCGTCTCGAGGCCCGCTATTCGATGCTGTACCGGGCCGATCTCCAGCGTCGTGGCATTACTACGGGCCCGGTCCGAATCGCGTTGCACGAGGAAGCCCTACTTCGTGGCGACACCCGGCAACGTTGGGAAGTCGCACGAAAGAATGTGGCCTCCGGGATTATGACCGCCGACGAAGCCCGCAAAAATGAGGGCTACGCCCCGCTTCCTAACGGGGCGGGGGCCGTCCCTTGGATTCCACTTTCACAAGCCCCAAAATCGGACGACCAAGAAAGCGAACCGTCTAATGGTTAGAGAAACAGAAACGCGTATTCTAAAAACGGCGGGCCGCCCTATCGAGGCCCGCATGGATGACGAAGGGGACCGGCGCCTGGTCGGATACGGCGCCGTGTTCGATTCGTTGAGCGAGGACCTTGGCGGGTTTCGTGAGACGATTACCCCCGACGCTTTCACCCGCACGGTGTCACTAGACAACGACGTTCTGGTGACGATGAATCATAATGTTGATTTGTTGCTCGGTCGGACCGGTGCGGCTACCGCCAGAATCGGAGTCGATTCTATCGGCGTTTTTTATGACGTAGATTTGCCCGACACCTCGGCGGGCCGCGATGTCTGGGCCCTTGCCCAGCGTGGCGATCTCGCCGGTTCCAGTTTCACTTTCACGGTGGCCCCGGACGGCGACCGGTGGGGCACCGACTCGGAGGGCCGACGGGTTCGGGAATTAACAGAAGTTAGGTTGATCGAACTCGGGCCGGTCGCGTCCCCCGCTTACCTGAACACGAGCGTGGCGGCGAGGTCGCTTGCCGCATTCAATGACCTACAAGAACGGTCGAATGAGGGTGCAGAAGTGGCGCCGGATATGGCGCCAGAAGTGGCGCCAGAAGTGGACGCCGAGGGGGCCCAACGTTGGCCCGTTCGCCTTCGTGCTATCGGCTAAGAATCGGCCCCCAAAAGGGGCGAATCGCCCGAAATGGTCGGGAGGGGTAGACGCCCCACTCGGGGGGCCGGGACGGTTAGGGGCGATCCTAGGGCGCTTAGGTTGGACACACTGAAGGGGTAAACGCCATATATGACCAAACCAGGCGGCTACCATGAAAACGTTGTCGGCCTTCGGGGGCATACCCACGCCGCCACATCCCCCATAAATTTAGACCTAAGAAGGACACAAAATAATGTCTAATCACAACGAAGAAATTCGGGCGGCATACGACGCCCGACGCCAGGCAGTGGAACAGCTCCGAAGCCTCGACGCCGAGGTTGGCGAGACCGACCCCAGTGAGGAACAGCGTTCCACGTTCGCCGCTATCCACGCCGACATCGACCGGCACGACGCCGACCTCGATCACCACATTTCGGAAGGCAAACTCGACGAACGGTCGGCCTACCTCGACGGACTCATCGGTACCCAGCGTGATGCCGGCATGGTCACCGAAACAGGGTTGAGCCTTATCGAACAGGAAGCCCGGGACCTATTCCGCCCGGCTAATAGTGAGGGCGCAAAGTCACGGCTCGAGTTCACCGCCGACGTCGCTGAACGTTCACGCCTTATGCGGCGTGACCTGACAGCGGGCACCGCGGGCGACGGCGCCGAGCTGGTCCCCACCACATTATTCGGCGAGCTCTATGTCGCCCTTCGTGAGGGCGCCACGAGCATGTTCTCGCTCGGCCGTAACGTAATCACAACCGGCGGCGAGGCGATGGCGTTCCCATCGGTGTCTTCGTTCAGTGCCGCTTCGCTTATTGCGGAGGGCGGCGCGGTTGGCGAAAGCGACCCACAATTCGTGACTCCAAATGTCACGATGAACGCCTACAAATACGGCCTCAGTATTCAAATTTCACCCGAATTGGAACAGGACAACGCCGTTCCCGGCGCCCTTCCCTGGGTTGTATCCCAGGCAGTCGACGGAATTCGTCGAGGCGTCGGCAGTGCCCTCGTCGTCGGTGATGGCAGCGACAAGCCAAACGGCGTTATCAACGGTTCGACCACCTCGACCGCTACGGGTGTCACCTACCCAACGGCCGACAATCTGCTGGCCGCCCAGCACGACATCGGTTCGGGCTACCGCCCCACGGCTTCGTGGGTTATGAACGACGCAACCGTGCTCGGCATCCGACTACTCAAGGACTCCGAGGGCCAGTACATTTGGCGCCCGGGTTTGGTAGCCGGTTCTTACGACACGCTTCTGGGTTCCCCAGTTGTGTCGGATGACAACTTCGCAACGATCGGCGCTAACGCAAAGATCGGCGTCTACGGCGACATCAGCGCCGGCTACCTCGTCCGAATTGTCAACTCGATTCGGGCCGAGCGAAGCGACCAGTACGCCTGGCTAAATGACCTCATTACGTGGCGTTTCTTGGGACGTTTCGACGGCGAGATAATCGACAACTCGGCCTTTACCGTCATCACCAACGAAGCGGCATAACCGCAACAAATATCGGACTTGCCGGGGGCGTCACCTCCAGACGCCCCCGGCTAGTCTCAACCCCCCTTCTCGAGCCATAACACGAAAGGCCAAACCATGCCTACCATTTCCGGGCGATGGGTCCCCGACACCCACACCGACGCCGTCGTCGCCGCCGCAACTCCGGCCACCCCAGAGATCGAAGAGACCGCGGCCCCGGCCGAGGCGCCGAACAAGAAGGCGACACGGACCCGTGGCCGCCGCAAGGTCGAGACCGCTATGGTCGACCCAGACCCAGGCGGCACAAACTAGCCATGGCCTACACTTCGTTGTCGGGGCTCCGGGCCCTCGACGGGCTAGGCGACTCGGCCACATTCCCCGATAGCGCCCTCGATGCCGCCGCCGCCTACGCCGAACGAACCATCGACCGTTTTTGTGGAACAACATTTGGAGACATCACAACCCCCGCCTATCGGCCGTACTCGGTGACGGTAGACGGGAACGGCCAGGCGGCCATCCGCCTGGTCGACGTCGAAGGCGAATCGGTGCTGTATCCCCGGACGGTCACAGCCGCACATATCAACGGGGTGGCAGACTCGGCCATCACGTATACGGTCCAGCCTTATGGCGCCATATACCGCCACAGTGGCGTCTGGTCGAGGTCGACTAATGTGGGCGGGCAGAACGTGACTATCACGGGAACCGCCGGGGTCACTAACACCACGCCCGAAGACATCGCATGGGCGGCCCGGACTATCGCCCGCTTCTGGGTGCTGCAACTCCACAGCCGCACCCCTGACCGTGCCATCAACCTGACGACCCCCGAGGGGTCGTTCGAGGTGCGGGCCCAGGCGGGCGGCGTCGGCAGACCCACCCCGCTTCCCGACGTAAACTCGGTACTGAACTCGAACCGGCACCGTCTCTAATGGCTACGACCACCACCGTCGGCGCCGTCAAGCGGGCGCTACAAACCGAACTAGTCGCCCTCGGTATCACTACGGCGACCGCTACAGCGTCGCCGCTAGTCCAGGTCACATACGGCCGCCCGGCCCCCGACCTTTACCGTCGGGAATCGTTGTTCCAAGGCGGCGACACCAGGACGAACGGCCCCCCCGAAATGCGTTTGACGGCGGGCCGCCGCCGCCGAATGTGGGAATGGTCATGGGACCTTGTCGCATCCGCCGAGATTACGGCGGACACATCCGACGCCGAAGATCGGGCCCTACAAATTGCGGCGGCCGTAGACACATGGCTGGCCGCATACCCGCAACCCGCCGAATGGCCGAACGCCCCCGTCACATCGGGCGCCCTATCCCTCCTCGTCGTCGCCATGCAAATGGATATCGGCGCCACGGTCGAGGGCCGCCAACGGGTCGAAGTGACCATGACATTAGAAATGCGCGAAAGGCTCACATGATCTATATCAACAACGGCAACGCCGCCACCATCCGAATCGGCGACGTATGGCACACCGTGCCCCACGGCGGCACCATAGACACCGGGGCGGACCCCGTGCAGTTAGCCGGCCCCTGGACGCCCGCCGACAACGACGCCGACGACCTGACCGGCTTAGACATTGACGCCCTGCTCGGTGTTGTAGAATCGGAGGGTGTTGACATCGGCGCCGCTTCGACGGTCAACGGTATCGGCCGCAAAATACGTGAAACCCGGACCCGGGCGACCGCAACCAAAACGAAGGAAAAACCATAATGAGCATACTCGACGCGGCCATCCTGGTCGGCCAGGAAAGCACCTATAACACCGCGGTGGCGTTAACCCGTGCCTACGAGGGGAAGGCCGACACGTTCACCCGGTCACAGCAGCGAATCGAAAGTGTCGGTTTCCGGGCCGATATGCAAACGCTCCGCTCCGACCGTGTGGTCACCGTCAACGAGGGCGGAAGCGGGTCGATCGAGATTGACGCCATGAACGGCGGCCTCGGTCTACTGATGCAAGGGTGCCTCGGCACTTCGGCCGGGCCGGTACAGCAGGCCGCCACCGCCGCCTATCTCCAGACCTACTCGACGAGCGACGCCGCCCCCGGCGTTTCGTATAGCATCCAAGTATTGCGTCCGACGCTCGAGAGCGGCAGTTCTGCTTTCACATACACGGGGTGCGTAATCACGGGCTGGTCGTTGACACAATCCACCGATGGATTGTTGACTATCACTTACGACTTCGACTTTGCTAACTCGGTACACAACATCACGGCGGGCACCCCCGCCTATCCGGCGAACACCACCCCCTACGACTGGACTGACTGCGTAGTCACACTCGACCCGGAAGGCACACCCGAAACGCTCGACGCCCTCGATTTTAGCCTCAACTTCGGCCTGGCCTTGAAGGTCGACCGTCGGTATTTGCGGGGGTCGGAAATCAAAAAAGAACCGGTACGAAACGGCATCCCGACCTATGACGGAAGCATCGCAATCGACTTCACCGGCACCACCCGTTACGACGAATGGACGAGCGGAACGGTCGTCGACCTCGAGGTCAAGTGGACCGGCGCCTCGATTGAGTCGCCGTACAATAACGAAATCGCGCTTCGTATGCAGGCGATCAACTGGACCGATGCCGCCCCGGTCGTGTCGCTCAGCGACACACCCCGCCAGGTCCTCCCCTTTAGAATCCTCCACGACGGAACAAACCCGGCGTGCACTCTCACCTACCAAAGCGCAGACACGGCCGTATAGCAACCGGCCACTAGTAGGGCATCATGGCAACTCTCGGTGTAGGGCTACAAGTCGACGGTCTCAAAGACGTCCAAAAGGCGTTGCGGGACGTCGACAAGGCCCTCCCCCGTGAGTTACGAAAAGCCAACCTTGCCGCCGCCGAGATTGTGGCGGTCGAGGCCCGACGCCTAGCACCCCGACAAAGCACAAAACTATTGAAGTCAATCAAGGCGCAAGCCGGGCAACGCGAAGCGAGCGTCAAAGTCGGCACACCATCCCGGACCCCCTACGCCGGGCCCGCCGTCTGGGGCTGGGGATCTAAACGGAAACCCCGCCCGCAAGGCGGTTGGCAACCCCGGAACCTATTCGCCCAAAGGGCGTTAGGTAACAAACACAAACAGGTATCTAAGGCGTACGAAAAAGCGGTCGACAAGTTGACCAAACGCAACCTATAACCGGCGGGGCTACGATAGCCCCGACATCTACCACACAAGGAACCCGACCCATGACCAAACCCGAAACCCCAGCAACCCCGACCATTACGGTGGTGTCACTGGACGACCTGACATATGGCGAACTCGAGATCGTCGAAAACATTTGTGGCGTTATCCCCACGGGCCGCCCCGAGGACGGCCAAGTGAAAATGATGCTGGCCCTCGGCTACGTTGCGGGGCTACGCACAAACCCGGACCTGACACTTGACGAGGTGCGGGCCATGCCCGTCGGTTCCATCGTGTTCGAATCAGCAGATGACGACACGGGAAAAGGCGACGCCTAGCCCGAGAGGCACGGGTTAGGCGACTGGCCGGGGTCATGAACCGATTTGGCCTATCATGGTCCGAGGCCCGCCAACTAAGGGCGTGGGAGTTGCAATCGTTCGAGACAATCGCACGGGACGCCGACCTAATGGACCGCAACAGAAACCGCATGAAATGAGACGGACGCCATGGCGGAGAGTGTAAGAATCAAGATTCTCGGCGACGCCACCGGCCTAACAAAGGCCCTCGGTGTCGCCGAATCGGGACTCGGGAAACTGGGCGGCGCCGTCTCAACGCTCGGCAATTTAGCTAAAGCCGGGATGGCCGCCGCCGGTGTCGCCGCCGCCGCATCGTTCGTGAACGGTTTCGGCGACGCTATGGACCGGCAAGCGTTGCGGGCTGTAGTCGGCGACGACATCCTAGAATCGAGCGCCGCCATATACCGCAACGCCTGGGGCGAGTCGCTCGAAGAAGTCGCCACCCTGATGGCCGAAACTGAACGGGCATTCGGGGAAGGCGCCGACCTCGAGGGGTTGACCGAGGCGGCCTTCATCGTGTCACAAAAGTTTGGGGGCGACGTTAACACGGCGATGCAGACCGCCGCCGAATTGGCCGAGTCGTTCGGTGTTACCGGCGAACACGCTTTCGACCTTATCGCCGCCGCTAGTGGCGAGATGTCCGCCGAGGTCCGGGACGAGCTCGGGTCGGCCATAAAAGAATATGGCGGCGTGTTCGACGACCTCGGTTTGTCTAGCGAAACGATGATGCGATTATTCACCGACTTCGGTGAGGGCGGCGCCATACAACTGGACAAGGTCGGCGACGCATTCAAAGAACTATCTATACGGTCCACCGACGGGTCGGACGCCACCGCCGACGCTTTCGCCATCATGGGCCGAGACATGGAGCTGTACCAACAGCTAATGTTTGAGGGCGGCGACGCTGCGGCCGACGCCACGTTCGGAATTATCCGGGCGCTAAAAGAGATCGAAGACCCGGCGGCCCAGGCCGAGGCGGCCATCGCCCTATTCGGCGCCCCGCTCGAGGACCTAGGCGCCACCGCCGTACCCGAATTTTTGGACAAGTTGCAGGGGATGGGCGGCGGGTTTAAAGACGTCACCGGCCTCACGGCCGCCATGGGCGAAGAGCTCGGCGATAACCTGATGACAAGATTGACCAGCCTGAAACGGAACGGCCTGGACAAGATCGCCGCCACTATCGAAAAGCATGTGATACCGGCCGCCGAAAAGCTGCTCGACACATGGGAAGAGGTGTGGCCCGCCATCGAAAAAACGGCCCGCAAAGTTATCGGCTATCTAGTCGACACGGCGGCGCCGCTCTTCCAGGCATACATATCCGTGTGGATGGGGGGCGCCACGATGATATGGAACAAGTTTCGGGAGGTGTGGCCCGCTATCCGTGACACCGTCGTCGGTGCAGTAACCCAGATCCAGGAACGGTTCGATCATTACTGGCCGCTAATCCGGGGCCTGATACTCGACACGGTGGAAACGGTGCGGGCCAAGTTCGCGGAAGTGTGGCCGGTCATCCAGGCCACCGTCGTCGACGCCGTCATGGCCATCGTCGTCATGATTCAAGACAACTGGCCCGCCATCCGTGACACCGTCGTGAACACGGTCGAAGCGATTTGGGACGTCATAAAGCGGGTGTGGCCGGTCATCCAAAATGTGGTGACCGCCGTAGTCACCGACCTGGTCGCCCTGATGCGGAAACACTGGCCCCAGATACGCGAGATAGTCGAGACGGCTATCACGGGCGTGTGGGCCGTCATCGAACGCGTCACCATTATTATCACCGACCTTTGGGAACGGTGGGGGCAACACATCACCGACTATATCGTGGCCGCCTGGGCACTAATTCAGGAAGCGGTAGGCGCCGCCCTGGACATCATCCAAGGATTGTTCCAGACGTTCAAAGCACTATTCGAGGGCGACTGGTCGGCCATGTGGGACGGCATCGTGCTCACGTTCTCCGGGATCTGGGAACTACTAAAAACGGCGATCGCGTATTTGTGGGAAGAGGCCCGGCTAGCGACAGCCCTGGCCCTCGACCTAATCAAGACCGAGGTGTGGGACATGGTGCAGGCTATCCCGGGCCTGTTGTTAGAGGCGGGCGACCTACTATGGTCCACCGGTAAAGTGTTGTTCGCATTCCTGGGGCGGGGCATCATGGTGGCCATGGAAGCCGCTTCCGTCGCCTTGTGGGAATGGCTAAAAGGTGTGCCGGCCAGCTTGTGGGATCTGGGCGTCAAACTCAAAGACACCGGCCGGGAGCTATTCGAGGAAATGGGGAAAGGCATATTAGCCGCTCTGATTAGCATCCCCGGCCTAATCACGCAGCACGTACTAGTGCCCTTGCTTAGTATCGAGTCAAAAATTAATCAAATCATAGCGCTAGCAAATAGCCCCGCCCTGTCCGCCGCAATGATAGTTCAGCAAACGTTCCAGCCCGACAACTCAGGCCGCAATGATACGTCCACAACAGGAGGCGTAACGTTCTCGGCTGGGACCCAGTCGCTGCTAAATGCGCGAGGCGCCGCCGGTGAAGGCCCGCTCGGGTTAGGCGGGCCAGTCAATATAAATGTGACAACGCAGGACCCATTCCTGGCCGCCCAAATTGTGGTGAGCGAACTCCAAATGATAGGGCCACGTTGATGACAACCGGCGACCTGATAACACAACCCTGGCAGATACAACGCCGAGACCTACTAATGGGCGACGGCACCGAATACGACATCGTACAAATTGCGGGGGCGGCCGGGACACCCTCCACCGTGCCATCGGATAGGGCGCTGGCCCAGCGTGACGGATCTATAGCCGGCCAAGATTGGCTATCTAGCCGGGCGATGACCATCACGTTCGAGATCGTGGACAATGACACGGGCAGCATGACCGCCAAACTCGACGCCCTGTCGAGGTCGATGGCCCCGACCACTGACCCGGAACCGTTAGCGCTACGCCTCCCCGGGGTAGCTAACGCCACGCTAGTGACCACGAACGTTCACGTTCGCCGCCGGTTGGTGCCCATCGATAACACGTTTGCCCATGGCGTCGCCCGTGCCACTTTCCAGGTGTCGTCGGCCGACCCCCGCTTTTACAGCATCGCCACGACCACCACCACCGCCCAGGCGTCCGGCGGGACGTCAACCGTCGGCCTAACATTCCCCGCCACATTCAACCTTTCGTTTGGTGGCGCTATCACCCCCGGGGCGGTCGAGGTGACCAACGACGGCAACTATGACGCCCCGTTCACATTCCGCATATACGGGCCCGTTCAGGACCCCGTCCTGACTCGAGCGAGCGACGGCGCCTTCCTAGCATTCACGAAAACGTTGGCGACATCCGCCGACTTTCTCGAGGTGAAAACGGACGACCGGACCGTCACACTTGGCGGCACACTGAACGCATACTCGACGCTCGACGCCGACTCCACATGGTTCGACCTGATACCTGGCTCGAATGACCTACGATTAACCCGCACGGGGTCCGGGGCCGCCACCATCGCCGTCTATTCCCGCCACGCCTACGCCTAGAAAGCGCCACCGTAATGACAGAAAAAAACCCGGCCATATTCATTCAGGCGGGAACGCATCCCGCCGAGGACGTCCGACGGGCCTTCGACATTTTTGTTGGCGCCGGCTCCGAGGGGATTGTCGCCGCCACCGACCTCGCCGTCACTGAGACGGGAACGCCCGCTATGTCGGTCACCGTCGCCACCGGGCGGGCCATAATCCAGGGAACCGAGGGCACATATCAGGGCCCTTACATTGTCGAGAATCGCGGAATCACGGTGGTGGCCGTCACCGCCAGCGACGTATCTAACCCCCGAACTGACCTGGTCGTCGCCCGGGTCCAGGACCAGGCATATTCGGGAACAACGAACGCGTGGTCGTTGGCTGTGATAGAGGGCACCCCGGCGGCGAGTCCGGTGGCGCCGACCCTTCCCGCTAACGCCCTACTGTTGGCGACCGTCACGGTCGCCGCCGCCGTTAGCACTATCGTGAATGCCAACATTGCCGACGGGCGGGTCGTCCACCCGGCGCCATACTACCCAGGGGACACGGTCCCGGTCGGCGACGGCGGCACCGGTGCGACTACAGCGGGCGCCGCCCGAACCGCTCTCGGTGTCGCCGTCGGCTCCGACGTCCAGGCATACACCGCCGTGTTAGCGGCCACAACCGCATCGTTCACAACCGCCGAAGAAAGCAAACTCTCCGGAATCGAGGCGGGGGCCGATGTCACAGATTTTACAAATGTCATGGCCGCCGGGGCCCTCGACAAGACACTTATTCCGACCGAGATTATGACCGCCGCCAGCGACGAGATAACGGCGATCGTGACCGCTACGGATGTCATGCAGTTTCGGATGCCGTACGCCATGACCGGCTCGGAGATCCGGGCGTCGCTCGGGTCGGCTTGTGCGACCGGCACGTTTACGCTCGATGTCAACGTCGGCGGGGTGTCAGTGTTCAGCACTTTATTGACGGTGGACGCAACCGAGAAGACCTCGACCAGCGCCGCCATTCCGGCCGTCCTATCGGTGACGGCCTGGGCCGATGACGCCATCGTCACCATCGACGTCGACAATCAGGGCGACGGCACGGCCACGGGGTTAAAAATAACGATGATCGGCACGAGGTCGGCATAATGGCAACCGGACTAGTTAACCCGTACGCTGTAGCAGGGGAAAACACGGATTATAGAGACGCCGTGCTTGTCGACAATCCTTTAGGTTTGTGGATGTTGGACGAGCCCTTTGGTAACAACGTCGCAACGAATCAGGGTAGCGTTTCCGGCGGCGACGGTGCTTACTACGGCAACATGCAGCTTGCAAGCAGCAGGGGTTTGAGGAAAGTTTTCAATATCGATGTGGCCGGTGCATCGTATGCGAATTCGAATAACTCTTTGGGGTTCCATAACGGCTCGGTTTCTGTCCCCTTTAATAGTTCTTTTGTTAGCAACATGGCCACAAATTACTCTTCCAATACTTGGGAATGGGTGACAAGGATAGACCATACTCACACTGGGAATAATTATCAGTGGATGATATCTCGTCAGGCCAGCGGTGGCCCCAACTACGGCGCCTTTATCAGCACAAACAAGGAGCGCCGTACCCAACGTCTTTACAAACAAACGACTGGAACCTTCCCCCTGGCTAATGTGTACGGTCCTAGCAACACTTTTGGACTAGCGACTGACGAACATCACGTACTGGTATGGGGCGGATATCCTGGGTACATGAGGTGGTATATAAACGGCTATCCGGCTATTCAATTCGGTTTTGGCAATTATTTGTCTCAGAAGCCACCGACTACCGAATCAATGATATTTGGTAGCTACTACGTAAACGGCGGTGCTAGCTACTCTCTCAAGGGGGCTATGGGAGGGGTTGCATATTATGACTACGCTTTATCCCAGGCCCAAATAACCGCCCACTACCAAGCGCTTCTAACCTAAGAACGGACTAGACAATGCACACAGAATTCTTTGATGGCACCCTTGGGGCGGTACGTAACCCGCAGCGGGTCGAGGTTAAACCGTCCGACGGCACCCGAATTGGTCGGCCTGAAGGCGGTTGGCAGGAATCGCAGCTAGCAGCCCTCGGGCTGTATCCGGTCGCTCACGTTGACCGGCCAGCAGACACAGAAACGGCGACCCACGATTCCAAGGTGGCGCTCGCTACGGCAGACGATCCGACAACGGCCACGACCGTGTGGACCGAGCGGGACTGGACGACGGCCGAACTGGCTGATCGGGTAGCAGCGGCGGAATCCGAAGCGGCACGGGAAACCGTGCGGGCATCCCTCGCCCTAGTAGCCGACGGCGTCGGTTTGGTCACCGATCAGGAACTACGGGACGCCCTGCAACTTGTGGCGCAAGAGTTGGCCACTAGCGGTCTGCTTCCGTGACGGCATCGGCGGCACAATTCCGGGCGCTAATAGCGACGGTCACCGCCCCGACAGTATTCCTCGCCGAGTTACCCGTCACAAATCTTAGCTACACCACGGCCCTAAATTCGGCGGGAACCGCGTCGGTCCAGATGCCGCTAGTGGCACCAGGGGCGCCCGACATCGCCGCCGGTTCCACCGTCCTATGGATTGAGCGAGACGGGGCCCTAGTGTTCGGCGGGATCGTCTGGACCGTCGCAGGCGACGCCGGGCAGAACACCGCCACCGTTAACGCTGGGGACTTTCTCACCTATCTGAACCGGCGCCTGATACGCACAACCCAGACGTTCACCGCCGCCGACCAGCTCGACATAGCCCGGGCCCTAGTCGACTACGCCAACGCCGTACCCGACGCCCTCGGCATAATCGGGACCGCCGGCACCAACGTTTCCGGGGTCACACGAACCCAGACGTTCGCATCGTGGGAACGGAAGAATGTAGGGCAGGCGCTCGAGCAACTCGCCGCCGTTAATGACGGCTTCGACTTCGTCCTCGAGCTCACATATCAAGGCAACACGCCGACCGTGGAACTAGTCCTGAAGTCGCCGAATACGGGGACGGCCACCGACCACGTATTCGACCTGGAAGCCAACATAGAAACGCTCAGTTTCACGGCTAACGCCAGCCAACTCGCCACCCAGGTCGACGCCCTCGGGACCGGCGAAGGGCCGAACAAACGGGTGGCAACAGCGACACAAGCATCGTCGGCGTACGCTCTCACCCAGGCGGCCGTATCGGCCCCGGACATCACAGACACCGCCGGTTTGACCGCCATAGCAAAACGCCAATTGGCGCTAAGGCGGGCGCCTATCACGGCCGTGTCGGCCGTCATCCGCCCCGACGTCGCCCCCCTCCCCGGCACCTACGCAGTCGGCGACATCACCCAACTACGAGCGAAACGCGGGTTCCTGAACGTGGCCGGCGACTACCGCATCACCACACTCGCAACAACATTCGCCAACAACCAGGAACGGATCACGGCGACGTTCGCCGAGGCCGCCGCCTTCGTGACATTATGACCACAGACCCGACACAGCCGACAACCCTCCCCGCATGGCTGGCCGACATCGAGCGGCGCCTATCCGACATCGAACGGGCGAACCCCAT